AAGAAGAGCATAACGAAACAACCAATAATTGAAGCAATATTCCCCCATAATTTGCGATAGAGCGGAGCGGGAAGAAAAGTTGCTAAAAGTAAAAGAAGTGTCCAGTTCATAACTGAATTATAACACTATCGGAGCTGATATATGAGCGCAAGTGAAACGATCGTTTCAACATTAAAAGCTAAATTATTACTCGACACGCTGGGATTTACGCAAGCTGCTGATTCAGCTACGAAATCAGTAAGTGATATTGCGTTGAAATTTAAACAAGCAGGGAAAGTAACTTCTGATGTTGTAAAAGATGTTTCAACTGCTGCTATGAATTTTGAGACAGCTTTCACCGGTGTAATGAAAACGATTGATGCACCGAAGGGTAAAAATGAGAAAGCTTTCTTTTCTGATCTGCGTAAAGAAATTCTGGATATGTCGGAAGAGATACCAGTTGCCGCAACGGAAATTGCCGGTGTCTACCAGGCAGCGGGTCAGCTCGGTATTGAAAGCGAGAACCTGACCGTATTTTCCAAAGCCATGCTCCAGCTTGCCAGTGCTACGAATCTGACTTCTGAAGAGGCGGCAACCAGTCTGGCACAATTCGCTAATGTGATGCAGACAGACCAAACACTGTTTTCCAACATGGGTTCCGCGATTGTGGCATTAGGCAACAACTTCGCAACGAATGAAAAACAGATTGTCAGCTTTGCCAAGGAAATGGGTATTGCCGGGAAGCTGATGGGTTTGAGCGAAGCTGATGTGCTTGGCTTCGGTACGGCAATGGCATCCATGGGGTTGGATGCAGGTTCTTCCGGTACAGCCTTTCAACGGTTTGGACAGACGATCACGACTGCTGTAGCGAAGAACAACAATGATTTGAAGGTATTAGCGAAAACAGCCGGTATGTCTACAAAGGAATTTAAGGCTGCATGGGAAGAAAACGCGACCGGAGCTTTGCTGCAATTCCTCAATGGTTTAGGAGAATTGAGCGCAGCGGATCAGCTGAAAGTGTTTGATGATTTGAGTATTTCTCAGCAGCAGGAAATCACCATGCTGCAATCCCTTGCCTCCAATACTGAGCTTGTAACCGATGCTGTAAATATGTCAAATGACGCATGGGAAAAGAACATGGCATTAGCAGCGGAATTTGACAAAGCGAATGGAACAACTGAGGCTCAGCTCCAATTGTTGAAAAATGCTGTTACAAGATTGGCAATTGATGTCGGAACAATGCTGATCCCGATTATCAGAGATGTAATCGAATTTGTAAAACCACTCATCGAAAAGATAAGAACATTTGCGAATGAGCATCCTGGTTTGACAAAGGGTATTTTAGCAGTTGGTTTAGCACTTGGTGTAATTGGCAGTATTATTTCTACTTTGCTTCCGTTAGTGGCTATGATTACCGGTGCCGGAGGATTGGCGGCTATTGGAACTACATTGGCAGGAATTATCGGACCTGCATTGCCGGTCATTGCGGTGATCGGGGCTGTAATTGCAATTATTCAGCTGCTGAGAATTGCTATCGAAAATAATTTTCTTGGGTTAGGTGACCGGTTCAATGAGCTGAAGGAAACCGTAAAAACCGCATGGGAAGGCATAAAAGGATATTGGCATGATCTCAAAGATACCTTTGAAGAGGGCGGATGGTCTGCCGTATTTGACAAGATCGGGAACGATGCGGCGGGTTTATGGAATGACAAGATCAAGCCATGGTTTGACCAGATTGGGGATAATATCCGGGCGTTCTTCGAGAATTTTGACCTTGCCGAATCCGTAAAAGCACTGGGCGATAAAATCGGTGAAAAGGTAAGTGGATTCTGGGATGAATCAATCGTTCCTTTCTTCAATCAAATCGGTGATAACATCCGGAGTTTCTTTGAGAATCTTGAAATCGTTCAGTCGATCGAGGCGTTTCTTGCTCCTGCCCGTGAGAAGTTTGAAGAGTTCAAAAATTCAGTTGCTGAGAAACTGGAACCGATCAAAGAGAAATTCGAAGAAATCAAAACCAAAGTTGAGGAACTGAAAAACGGTATCGCTGAAAAGCTGGAACCCATCAAACAGAAGTGGGAAGAGCTCAAGATTTCCATCAGCGAAAAAATCGATGCTGCCAAAGCGAAAATCGATGAGTTTATCCAGAAGCCGGAAGAGCTTCGTGCCGCTATTGAAGAAAAAGTGAACTCCATCAAGCAAAAATGGGAAGAGTTCAAAAGCACTATTGCTGAAAAAATTGAAGAGCTCAAAACCAAATTCGACGATATCAAGGAAAAAATCAACGGATTTCTGGATGGTGTGGACTTATCTGCGGCATTACAGACGATCGTTGACGGTATTGTTGCTTCTGTCAGCGGCTGGTGGGATAGCATCCGCACTCATGTTGAGAATGTTACCAACGGGATCCAGAAAAAGTTCGAAGGTATTAAGGTCACGTCCATTGTCTCGAACATGGTCAATGGGGTGAAGGAAAAGTTTGCCGGTTGGTGGGAGAGCATTGCGCCGAATGTCAATTCCGTAAAGGATGGGATCGTCAACGCTTTTGACGGGATCTGGAGCAAAGTGCAGGGGATTGCCGATAATATCGTAAGTAAACTGCAGGATGCCTGGAACTGGGTCAAGAAGCTTTTCAATGGCGGTAAGGAAGAAGAGCCTGCCGAGACGCCCAATTCAATTGACATGCCGGAAAATATGGTGACGTTGGATTATGACAACCTGACGCCGATACCGGAGAATGTGATGGAGAGTTACGGAAAGTTCCGGGATATTGTCCTGGCGCTGAATACGGCGATCCGGGATCTGAACACGATGATATCGGCGGAGATGCAGCAGAATCTGTTGAACTTTCTGAATCTGGAGATTGGCGAAGATTTTCTTCAAGGTTGGACGATGGCCACAACCACATTTCAGAATCTGAAAAATGAATTGATGGGTATTATGACCCTTTTGACCGGCGAAGAGCTTGGCGAGGAAGGACAAATGGGAATGATGGGTGGTATGTCCGCGGGTCAAATATTCGCTGATTCGTTATTGCTGATTGCTGCCACCGGTGAACAAGTGTCTCCAATAATTGAACAAACCATCAATGCAGCATTGGGAACAATGAAAAAAGAATTATTGGATATTATGGCCCTTCTGACCGGAGGAACAATCGGTGAAGATGGTGAACTCAGTCAGATGGGTGATATGGCCGCCGGACAGATATTTGCTGATTCTCTGATAGTGATTGCTGACGCTGCCACACAAGCCGGTCCTATAATTGACACCACTCTGAATCCGGTTCTAAAAACTATGCAATTATATTTGTCCAGCATTGTGACGTCTTGTGATAAATTAACAAAGTTTTTACGGGAAGATTTCAAAAAAGCATATGATAAATTCAAAACTCCGGCAGACGCGGCAATCGGTACGATACAAGGTTTAGCCGGTGCCGCTTCATCTGCTGCGGATGAATTTACAAGATGGGCCGAAGCAATATATGCTGTCATCGCAGCACTTCAGAAGCTTCAATCAATGGGTTTCAGTTTTGGCGGCGGCGGAGGCGGCGGAGGACGTGCTGAGGGTGGTTATGTGAAAGGCGGAACGACGTACCTGGTCGGGGAGGAAGGACCGGAACTCTTTACGCCGCACAGAAGCGGGTATATTGTCCCGAACGATGAACTTACCGCCGGATCCGGAGAACCGAAAATTGTCGTCGAAATCAATGGGGATATTTACGGTGAATCCTATCTTACCGATTTTGTGATCGACACCATGACCGGCGCGATCAGAAAGGAGCTTATCTTTGCCAGTTAACGTATCTTATATCAACAGCTACGGCGAAGAAATCGTCCTTGACGATTCAGAGCACATCAAGACCATCGGGGAACTATATGGACGGGAAGGTACGGAAATGCCATCACTGGATTACGATGAAATCAAGTATGGAGATGGATCCGCCGATATTACATCTATCGTTCTTAAACCTCGTGAAATCACGATGAGCTTCTGGATGCGCCAGGGAAAGCAGAAATACCGCGAAAAGCTCCTGGAGATCAAGCAGGGTCTGCTGCAAACAGGCCAGCGGGAAGGGAATTGGGGAAAGCTCAAGGTCCGCGGAAATGACGGGAATTTCCTGTATTTAAATTGTGCATATATTGGCGGTCTCGATAAAATTGTCAGAGAATCGTGGAGCTGGATCAAATTTGATCTGAAATTCCGTGCCTCTGATCCTTATTTCTACAACGGGGTTGAATACAGTTATGACATCAGGCAGGATGACAGCTCCGGATACCTGTTTTTCAGCGACGCGATTTTGTGCAATACCATTCAGGAAGCCGTAGACATCACCGGAGAGCAGTCACCGGGGAATCTTTGGTGGGAGGTAAGGATCAATGGTGAAACAAAGTATTATGCGATTGTCCCGGCATCTTCTCTTTATTTGGATACCGCTGTGATCCTGGATACGGAACAGGAAGCAATTGACCTCACCGGAGAAACAGAACCGGGGAATCACTGGTGGGAGACAACCTTTGAAATTACGGATATCGTTGATACAGAACAGGAAGCCATTGAGCGCACCGGAGAGTCTGTACGAGGCTCAGTATGGTGGACTATTGTAATAGACGGCGCCTTGAAATATCAGCTGCGTTACGCTGAAACAAAATATTACGCCATTGTCAGAAACCGGTCACTCTATATGCGCTCCGCTCAGACCAATACCGGGAAGGATTTATATATACAGTGCGATAAAATCTATCCGGATATCATCATCAACGGACCTGCAAAAAACATTTCAATCATCAACGAAAAAACTGAAAGAAAAATCGAACTTGACGTTTCCATTGTTCTTGATGTGAACGAGAAAATAAAAATCATCACAACTCCGCTGAAACGAAAAATCACGAAAACCGATAAATACGGCGTGGTGACGAACCTGATTCCCTGGTTATCCGCTGATTCTACATTGGATTGGTGGCTTGGTCACGGGACAAATAATGTCACATACAACAACAGTGAAACAACGCCTGAATCCTGGTTGAAATTTTCCTATATGGAAAGATGGGGGAGCCTCTGATGGTGGTCACCTATGATATTTACCGAAGATACGCAGAACGCGACCGCACTGATCTCCTGATTCCAATGGAAGAGGATATGTATTATGGAAAGCGTTATAAGCTAATCGAAAATTACACCACATTTTCGATTACGCTGAATTTCAGGAAAGAAAACAAATTCCAGATAAAAGGCACAAATGTCGCCAAATGTCCTCTCGAAATCGGAGACACGATTTTGATTTACCGCAACGCAGAGCTGCTGATGACAGGACTGGTCAAAAACACAAAAGTGCAGTGTAATGACGTCGAAACAAACACCTTTAATTGGGAAGCTGATGGTGTCGATGAAAGTGTAATATTTGACTGGCGTGTGATCCTCACGGACTATGACCAGGAAAAGGGATTTCAGGATCTTACCTTCGACAATGAGACTTATGACAAATGTGAAGATTACGCTTACGACCGCATGATCCATTATATCCGGAACTGTTTTGACAAAGATCTCACCCAAAAGGGAAGAGAAATTGCTGATATGCATTTTCCGAAATCCAGTTCCGACGACAATATCCCGGAAGAAGACAGAGGGGAAAAAGAACTTTCCGCTTTCCGGCTGAATATGCTTTCCTCTGTATTGAAGGATATCGGGGAAGAATACAATCTTTTTCCCAAATATGTATGGGACCCGATTACCGCAAGGAAAGAAATTACCATCCCGATCCAGAGAGATTTATCCGGAATGAATGAGAACAAAACCTATGACGTCAACAAGCTGATCGTGATTTCTCCGGAATTCGGAAATGTCTCCAAATGGACAAAGACCAACAGATACCCCCTTTTCAATGCCGTTTGGGTGTGTTCCGGAAATTATACAGAATCCGAAGAAACGCCTCAGGAAACCTGGGAAAATCCGAATGTTTCGGAAACAAAAGACTATGACGTCAGGGTCTGGGTTTATGCAGAAGACCGGGAAAGCATCGCGAAATACGGACGAATCGAAAAAATAGTATCAAAAGCCGATGTCAAAATCACAGAAGACGATGAGGAAACCGAAGAAGATGAGACTTTGACGAAAGAAGAAGTTGTCGCGCTCCTCGAAGATGAAGCGCGTAAACAGCTTCAGGAGAATGCAGCGAAAGAAAGATACTCCATAACCCTCGCGCCTACAGAGGATTTCGTATTTATGAAAGATTGGCGCTGCGGAGATAAGGTAAAAGCTGTCATCAATAAAAAAGCATTTGCCGCCACAATAGAAACGGTAACGATTGTTTATTCACATAAAAAAGAAACTGTAACTCCCACGATCGGAACCGTTGAAGAAGGAATATTTAGTGAGGTTTTTGAGATGATCAATGGAATTGACAGAAGATTGAGAGTGCAGGAGGAAAAATAAATGGCTATCGCATGTGACCGATTTGGATTCTTCAACGGAATTTATGGTCTGGAACAATCTAATTGGGCGAATTACTGGCGCGGGATCATCCCGGATGGCGTAGTTGCTCAATTCGATAACGAATTGGAAGTGAGCGTTCCCGCTCAGGGGATGGGAATGCAGGTGTATGTCAAAAAGGGTCAGGCGATTGTGGACAACCATCGAATCTGGATAACGTCTCAGAAAACCTTACCAATCGCCGAACATGGTTTACTCCCTCGGAAAGACCTGATTGTAATCCGCGTAACCTACGGAAATTCAGGCGAATCAACAGCTGTACTGGATGTAAAAACCGGTGTTGAAGCAACCGATCCCGTTGCTCCTGACCCTGTAAAAAATACCGGCGGAACCTATGAACTGCCGCTTGCTGTGATCACTGTCAACGAGACCGCCACGACCATCCTGCCTGCGAATATCACAGACATGCGCTATGTCTATAAGCTCGGAAATGATTCAGTGACGACTTTTACACTGCCGGAAGTCACTTGCGGAAATGACATCGAATATCGAAACAGCGAACCGATTGATTCGCTGACGGTCAATCTTCCATCTAATCCAAACGACACTTTTATCACAGGCGTATGTTTCACGACCACTGAAAATTTCGCCGGTGTGACATTCCGAAAAGGCGGCACTGCTTATACGACAATGAAAATCATTGGAGATACACTGACGATGAAAAATAAACGATACAACCTGATTATTTGGTGGGACAGTGGTTTTGGTGAATACTGGTGTGTCTCGAAAGGAGTTTTCCTGTGAGCAGTTATCTGGAACGGAAAAAACGCTTTTTGATCATGGGTTCCGGCGGTTGGTGGTGTCCGCCGAACTTTGACCCTGACGATTGTCTTGCCGCTTACCAATTTAAAGGAGCCGGAAACGAGGCAGATTCGCTGATCGATTTGACAGGACATGGATACACACTGACAAAGACAGGCGATGATCTTCTGATATTCAATAATGATACCGGATATACATTCAATGGCAGAAACAGACCGCTCCGCAATTTGCACAACAGCAGTGTTACAGGAATCAAATCTGTCATTGTTCGATATAGTGATATCAGCGGCAGCATTGGACAAATGGCATTTTCAGTTCAGTATCATAATTTCAGTTCCGAAGGTCATGAGGGAGCATATCACGGTCTTATAGGTGCATATGTTTCTGACAGAATATTTAATGGGAATTTCGTTACCTTGGGTGTATGGCCGGAAAACGCAGAGGTTTGGGATCGAAGTGCAATATTTGGTCATAATATTGGATCAGGAGCAATTCCAAGCGAATATTTTCTCAACAAAGAAAAGAAAACGCCATTATATAGCGGTGGTTTTAGCGGCTATTCAACAGGGAGAGAGCCGTTGTTCGGGAACAACAATACGTCATGGGGAAATTTAGGCAGCTTTCGTATTCAGGCAGGTGCTTTCTACAAACGATGGCTTACAGCAGAGGAAATGTCTCACATCCATGACCAGGTTGCCGCACTATAAAAAGGAGGAGATTATGTACGATTACGATTACGAAATTCGCAGAGGAGAAACCTTCGATGAATGCTTCTACGTTGTCGACACAGATGATAAACCGCTTGACCTCTCAGGAATGACCGCGAAAGGACAGGTGCGGCCCGCAAAAGGAGAATCTGTTGTTACCGCCGAATTCCGCTGCAGCATCGATCTCCCGACAGCTTGCGTCCGATACAGCCTTCGTGCATCCGATACAGCCAATATTCCCTGCGGAAGGTACGAATATGATGTCGCTCTGTACGAAGAGGATGGCGAGGAAAGAATTGTCAAATACTATATCGGTGGAAAATTCACGGTAATCAAAGCAGTAACAGATGCATTGACCGAATAAGAGGAAAGCATGGCAGAAAAAACGATCATCAAAATCAAAGAAGAGCCAATCATCATCCGCATGTCAAAACAAGGTATGGCCGGACGGCCCGGTCCTGCCGGTGTGAAAGGTGATAATGGTACATCCTGGGAGTTGTCTCTCGTGATGGAAGGAACTACAGGCACCTGTACCATGCGTTTGTATAAGGACGGTATCCTTTGTAATCAGGAAATGCATTATGCATATGTACAGGTTCTCTATCTTGATGCTTCCGGTTTTGTTCCGGCAGACGAACTTTGTTCAATATTCAGCGGAACGTACACTTTCGAATATGCCGATGTCCAATCAATATTCGTGACGATCTTCGAGGACAGCTTCATGCAGCGGGTTCTAACTTCAAAATCCATCAATAATGGCAGAAGTGCAACTGTCAGGGTCGGGAATGTTCAATCAGGTGCGCAAGCCTCTGTTACCAATGTCGGAACTGCGCTGGATGCGGAATTTGATTTCGTTCTTCCAAAAGGTGATGCAGCTACCGTCTCGGTAGGAAGCGTGCAGACAGGATTGCCTGGCACAAACGCCTCAGTGGTCAACTCCGGAACAGGCAAAGACGCAGTATTCGATTTTGTTATTCCACAAGGAAATAACGGTGATGGATACATGGGAGCTCAGTATGATGGAACACAAGAAGGTGTGGTTCTTGAAGTTTCAGAAAACATGCTTTCTGATATGGCTTTTGTAGATGACGCGCCAAATGATGGGAATATATATGCCCGGAAGAATAAACAATGGGTACGGATCAATTGAAAAGCAGGAGGTGAAACATGATGCCGAAAGAGCATGACCTTTATTGCTATTGTGGTGAAACCTGGTCTCAGAATGTATCTTTCAAACAATCCGGAGAGCCCATGGATCTGACCGGCATTACCGCAAAGGCCCAGATTCGTCCTTCGGAAAACAGTCCGACACTTTCAGCAGAAATGGGATGCTCCGTCCTTGGAAACGAAGGAAAAATCATTCTCGGTTTGACTGCGGAACAAACAGCACAGCTCCGTCCCGGTTCCTATCGATACGACCTTCAGGTGACAAAGAATACAGAGGTTCAGTATTATATTTGCGGTAAATTTATAGTCAGAGGGAGCGTAACCAAATGAACTGCCAATGTCACGAAACTGTCATTGAATTTGAAAAAACGGACATCAACGTCACTTTTGAAAAAAATACTGACGTCGAAATCGATGTTTCTTCTTTTGGCGGCGGTACTCCTTATGAAGGAGCGTATGAAGTTGTCCCGTCAGTTGATTTTCAGCTGCTGCCAACCGCTGAAAAAGTATTAGAGGATGACGTTATTGTTCATCCGATTCCATATTCTGAAGTAAGTAATAAATTCGGCGGGTATACCGTCACCATAGGAGGATAAATATGTCTCAGCACGATATTGCAAACGTAGTCAACAAAGTTGTCTATGACGGGGACGTCCTGATCGATTTGACCGGCGATACCATTACCGCCGCGGACGTCATTAACGGGAAAACCTTTCACAAGGCAGACGGTACAACCGGAACAGGCTCCTGCACCTACGATGCCGACACCGGAGACGCCACAGCACAGGCAGCCGAAATTCTTTCAGGGAAAACTGCTTATAAAGCAGGACAGAAGGTCACCGGGACTATGCCGAACGTCGGGGCTCAGAACACCGATATCACATCCAAAACACAGCAGGTGACCATCAGCAAAGGGTATCATGACGGCTCCGGAAAAGTCAAAATCGGTTCTACCGAACAGGCAAAGCTGGTTGCATCCAACATCAAAGAAGGCGTCACCATACTGGGCGTTGAAGGTACATACACCGGAACGGAACGTATCAAAGCCACATCCGGATCCGCGACACCTTCCGCCTCATCCCAGGTGATTTTGCCATCCAGCTCCGGTGATTTTGACTATTTTACACAGTTCACCGTTGCCGCGATCCCTTATACAGAAACGGAGAACGCGTCAGGCGGTTACACAGCAACGATTGGTTAGACCTATGGCTATCAATAAAGTCATTTATGACAATCAAACACTGGTAGACCTGACTGCCGATACCGTCACAGCGGACACACTGGCAGCCGGAGTAACAGCGCACGACAAATCCGGAGCTTCTATTGTGGGAACTGCTTATAAAAACACTTATTACGTCAAGGGAACGCAGACCGCCTCCACCAACGTCTGGACCGGTGACCTTTCGGAAGTGGACGCGCTTTATGACGGGCTGGCCATCGATTACTGGCTGCCCTTCGCCGGTACGTCCTCCGCTGCCACGCTGAACCTGACCCTGAAGGATGGAACGAAGACCGGCGCGATCCCGGTGTATCGGGACGGTACGAACACCTTCACAAACAATGTTGGAGCGAATCAAATCATCCGCCTGATCTACCACTCCGTGACGATCTCCGGGGCAGTGCGCGCCGGGTGGCGTATTATCCGAACGCTGGACAACAACGATGCGGCAAACAGAATCTATAACGGCAGTTCCGCGTATCAGGCGAACAGTGCGGTATATCGGTATCAGCTGCTGTTTCAGGTGGATGAGAACAAGCTCACGCCGCTGAACAACGTGAACAACAGCACCGCAACCAATAAGACGATGCTGACGGGCGTGGACTTCCTGACTTTCGGGAAGATCTTCTATTACAACAGCACGACCAATGTCGCCGCCAACGGGAATATGACGACCTCGTTGTATAGCCGAGCAAATTTTGATCTGCGCTATTCGCTGAACTGCGGGCAGACGCTCACCGCTCACCGGTATGTGTATCTGAAATGCGTCAGGCAGTCGAGCGGGAAGTTCCGCATTGCCGCTGATCCCTGCTGGACGCAGACGCTGCCTTCCACGAATGACGGGTATTACTATATCCGGCTGGGGAGGACGTACAGCACGTATCAGATGTATCTTGATGAAGACCATCCGATTTATTATCACGACGGGACGGGGGTGGTTCAGTACACGCAGATCGTGGCGTCTACAACTTCAATCGGCTCTGCATCAGCCGGTACAGCAATTCCAGCGGATGATATTACGGCGTGGAGTGCGGGAAGTGTGCCGACGTTGACGTATGATGCGGATGAAGAAGGAATCATTTTCACCGCCGGGACAGCTCCATCACTAAGCTACACGGCGAAGAGTATTCCAAATATCAGTGTGACCAATAAAACGGTCGTTTCCGGTGTTAAAGTTACAGCATAAAAAGGAGGAGCATGGCAGAAGCAAAGAAATTCAAAATTGGCGGGACATGGTATTATGTCAAGGATGAAACGGCTCGAACAGCGGCAAGCGCGGCACAAACTACTGCAAACAGCAAACTTTCCGACGCTCCGTCTGACGGAAAGCAGTATGCGCGGAAGGACGGTGCATGGTCAGAAGTTGAAGCAACTGGTTCCGGGGTTCCTGATGGGGGAACGACCGGTCAGGTTTTGGCGAAACGTTCCGGCACTGATGGTGATGCCGGGTGGTACAGCCTGCGGGACCTGCCGAAAAAGAAGTGGTATCTGCTGGACGGGATCACGGAAAGTAATGTGATCGCCGCGTATCAGTTCGTTGACCGGCTGGATGAGGCGGAGGCACTGCTCAATGTGAATGACGGGGCAGAGTATCCGCTGAGTAAGGTGCTTGGTACGGAAACATGGTCAGCGGATAAAGGTTTCTATATTCCGGGGACACAAAACGCTGGTCTGACAAATTCAGCATTGGTTAACATGTATGACAATATGCTATCTGCTGCTTTCGGATATACTGAAGCAAATGCTGTACCGACAACCCATGCTTATTGTGCAGGAATTATTCCGAATAGAAATCGGCAGTTGAATATAAAATCATGGGTAAGCAACACCACTAAAAGGCCTACTATGAGTGCATTTTCAGGTACGTCATATTATGTAGCTGGATCACTTGCTGAAAATGGGGTTCTTGCTGGAAATTGGGAAACTACTCCATCTATGTATCGAAACGGCGAATCTCTTTCATTGGCAAATTCAGAAGTCGCTACGCCATCGAGTGGCTATGGAAAAGTATTTGGGCAATTGGATTATAGTTCTGTATATCATTCCTGCTACATAACCGCGCTGGTTATATACAAAGTCGTGCTCAATGCGTCTCAGCATTTGGAATTGTCCGATAATATCCGCGCATTAGGAGGAATTGACTGATGATTACATTACACTGGTACAACGAAAGCTATACAGGTGACATTGCCGTCCGAGGCTATGATTATGTTGTTTTATACGATGAGGACTACAACGAGCTCCAGCGCATCATCAATATCTACGGGCGGGAGTGGGAGAATATCTCCATCGATGGCGGGGAGTGGTCAAGCCCGGAGGTGATCCCGACGATGGAGGACCACCTAAGAGCCGATATTGACTTTCTGACGATGGAAAATGAAGACCTGACTGAACAGGCTGAGCAAGCACGGGCAGATATTGACTATCTGCTAATGATAACAGAGGAGGAAATATGAGATCATTTTTACATTGGCTTTTAAAGCCTTGGTTTGACCGCATTCAGGCGGATATCGATTATCTTTTGATGTTGGAAGGAGAAGCGTAATGGCAAACAATCACAGTCCAAAATATAACCTTGTCAAATCCTACTACGACCGCAAACTCTGGGACGAATCCAGAGTAAGAAAAGCCGTCGGAAAATGGATCACCGCTGAAGAGTGTGCCGAAATATTGGGTGAATAGCCATCAAAAAAGCCCCGGAAATTGACACTCCGGGGCTTTTTTCTTTTAGACGAATAAAAACACAGTACAAAAATATAATAAAGGAACAAGCAGGATTACTGTTAAATAAAAACAACCCCAGAGCGTTGATTTCTGGGGTTTTTCTATGTTTGCTTTACTCAGAGCAGAAAGAATCCGAATGAGAACATCACCAGAGTGATCCGAAATGTTGTAAACCGAAAAATATACCCTCTGGGGGCGCTGAGGGATTACGGGCGGGTTGAGTTACAACTCCGCCCGTTTTGTCTTGATTTGAGGGGAGGGCGGTGACGGGTTGGGTTACAACTTTATTGAATCCGGGTGGCAGGTAGTTGATGATGACGTTGCCTTTTCTGTCAACAACGATGGAGCGGACGAAATTTGTTAGGGCGGTCCTTTTTGTGTCTGCGGATGCGGAAGAGCGCAGGACGTTCAAAATGGCGTTTGAAAGGTCAAGGGTAGACTTATAAATGGTATCGCTGTCAAAGCCCGTAGAATTGCGCTGGGTGAGCAATTTCAGGCGTGATTGAAGTACTTTTCGTTTGTTTTCCAATTCATCCAGTTTGGCGGTGAGGGCTTCGGATGGATGGTCCAAAAGAAGTGAGACGGCATTGCTGATTTTCTTTTCAATGGCAGTCAGTTCTTTTTCTGTTGAATCTTTGTACGATGCGGTTGATTCTGAATCGTTGTAATTTGCAAGCAGGTCTATCCATTTTCTGATATTTTCCGGTGTGAGGATTTCTCCGCACAGGTCAATGATGAGCGGTTCAAGAATCTCCTGTTTCACGCCTTTGAAGCAGGTGTTTTCACAGTAGTAGGAGCAGTACAAATGCCCTTTTGACTTTCGGCGGTAAATATACATGGGTTTCCCGCATTCGGCGCAGTACAGCAATCCTGAGAGCATTGGCGGGTTGGCGGACCATCCTCCCTGCCTGCCAATCTGCCTGCCGGGATGAGACTTTTCAAACAGCTGCAATTCTTCATATTTTGCTTTGGTAATAATCGGGTCGCAATAGTCTTCGATGATGGTATCTCCGTAGGAATAAGCTCCATAAAGCTGGATTTTCCGGAAAAGTCTTTTCACGTCCAGATTACTTGACGCGCCTAATATCTGACGGCATTGTGTGAAAGAAGCTCCTTGAAGTCTGGCGTCTATTGCCTGCCGGATCAGGTTCGCTTTCTCCGGATCCGGAACAGATCTGTAACCAATCCGGGGGGAGCCATCGGAAAACACGCCCATGTTCACCGGCTCCGGCTTCCATCCAAAGCCGATGGAACTGCGGGGGATGACTTTGTACTTTTGGAAATTGGCCTGCAGGGCACGTTTGACATCTGCTGATATCATGTCCGACTGGTTCTGAGCTGATGCGAAATACATGGCTTCCAGAACGTGAGCAAACGGGCTGTTGTCGGCAATCGGCTGTTGAAGGGAGAACAGTTTATATCCTGCCATGCGAAGTCTGGCGGCATCGAGCTGTGCCTGGTCGTAGTTTCGTCCGTATCTCTCAAAATCCCAGAGAACCACGCCCTGGACGTCCGGCTTTTTCTTGTGAAGTAAGAAGGAAAGCATTTCCAGATACTTGTCACGTTTAGCGACGGAACGGCCGGAGGCGAAAGGATCGGCGAAGATCTGCGTTAATACCAGACCATTCTCATCGCAGAATTTTTGGATAGCCGCGGCCTGCTCTTCCGTGGATTGATTTTTGAGACCCTGTTCAGCGCCTTCTGAGTATCGGCAATAGCCAACGACTTTGTCACCAGGGCGAAATGGGGAGTTGTTCATGGTATAATTTCCTTGTGCTAAATGATGGTTGTCCATCTGGTGGAAAGCCGTCCTGTGGCTGCAGGGCGGTTTTCTGTTATAATGATTCATTGCAGAGCCTCTCACGCATCAGACAGTTTTTTACTGCACTGCGGACCAGCGAGAGGACTTTTTTTATGATACAATCAAACTTGTAAGACTGAACCATACCAAAGTATGATGTAGGTTTTGCTTCAATAAAGTTGACTTGTGAAGGATAAAAGCTGGGTTCCCGAATGGGAGTAGGCTCAATGAGCTTAGAATCCTTTGCCCCTGGGGTCAACTTTTTTTATTCTTTTGGTTTCGGTAAATTGGTTACAGTATCAATAGCATCGGAAAGAAGGCGTTTGCGGTCTTCCGCATTTTCTCTCGTAATGACGGGCTTTCCGGTCTGAGCTTCCAGTGCTTTACGGGCGTCTCCGGCGATTTTCCCTCCGCGGCGGGCTACATCCTTGTTTTCCTCGAAAGTCTCTGGTTCTTCAGTCTGAGAAATGTTTTTCGTGGAGACTTCGGCGAGCATATTGAGGACAAGTTCTGTGGTGGTCATATTGTCCCGAAGATTTTCCTTTTGCAGGCCTTTATAATGTTTATAAGCCTTAGTGGTCCATCCGCCTGTCCAGGCTTTTGTGACTTCATCAGTAAGAATGCCATATTGATTACCTTCAACACCTCTCTTTTTCCATTCATCAGTCAGATCATGCCGGACACGAATGGAGATGATCCGCTGCTGGATCCAGTCATCAGAAAAGCCTTTGCGGCTGTAGTATTCCATAGCGCGATCAATTGCCTGTTCCGGATCGATCATTTCGTCGATGCGTTCACTTCCGACCTGTGCAAGCCAGAGTTTGAAGGGTTCAGCTTTCGGTGATGGAATGGACTGGATGATGCGCAGCAGCTGCTCTGTTGTGGCAGCATCGGTCATGCGCATTTTTCCGTCTTCTGCTTTCATTTTCAACTGGTTACAAAATGTAACCGGTTCATTTCCATTTTCTTCTGCCAGACGGTGTTTTAGTACTTTCCAATAATTTGACGCGTGCCGTGTGTCTGGTTGTTCGGTCAGTGCACCGACTACATCGACGACAGAAAAATAATATTCTTCGGTTTCTTCATCCCAGACGGTGCGAATTTTACTGTTTTCAAATTGCTGAATCGGGCTCATGGTTTCTCCTTTTTTACTAATTTTATCAATTCACCGGGGCGATGGGCCTTTATGAATAGAAGGAGCGGCGTTCGATGACTTTGCCCTGGATGGTGACGGGGAGGGTCTCGACTTCTTCGGGGGTGTAGTGAATTGATTTGTATTTCGGATTCCTGGGGATGAGGGTCAAACCGTCCTGATCGAAGCGAATGCGTTTGACGGTGCCGATTTCGCCGTTGATGCAGACAATGGCGACGTCGTTGTTTCTGATTTCCGCATCCGGGAGGCAGATAACATAGTCGCCGTGAGACATTTCCGGTTCCATCGAGTCACCGGTGACGCGGAGGGTGAAAGCATCTGGGTGCATGGCTTTGATGTCTTCGTTGATGCGGATATAGCCTTCGATGTTCTGCTCGGCGAAATTATCATAACCGGCACGGACAGAGCCGAGGATCGGGATGAGAGCGGTTTCCTTTTCCAGCCTGGGAGCGGGGTATGTGGAGGATTTCGGGTATTTGACAGGGATGCTGGCAGGGTCGAAGTTTGTCAAGGAGGTTTGCTGCTCTTCATCTTCCGCACGGCCGAGGATGTCGTCGATAGTCACACCAAAGTAGTCGGCGAGTTTTGAGAGAATATCGGTCGGGATATCCCGCGCACCTGATTCATATCTGGAATATGAAGATTGAGTTATTCCAAGTTTTTCAGCTAATTCAATTTGACCAAAACCTTTTTCTTTGCGAAACTTTTTTAGATTATTCATAGTAACACCCCTTTTTGATTAATTATATTATGCCTTAGTGTCATATTTTGTATGAATATTAAATATGACAAATAAGCATATATTACTTGACAATATGCCAAAAGGGCATATAATAATAATTACTAACGGCATAATATGCCAAGCAAGAAGGAGAAAAGAGAGATGTTCAAAACAGATTACACCACAAAAAAGCAGGTCATGGGTTACACCATCCAGGAAACGAAAAACCTGGCATCCGAAACGTGTCCGCCAGTGCTGCATTGATAACCAGTGGTACACCCGCGGAACCAATAAAGATTATGAAGAAATGCTCGATTATGTCCGGGACACCAAACCGACAATCGAAAACATCTTCACAGTCGCCAAAGATATCTATGATCACAGCGATTTTGACAGCCGCTTTGATACTGAGGATGAAGTGGTCGAAGCGATTATGTTCACCTTGAACCGCGAAGCCATCGTAACGAGCTACTTTATCGAATAATAGTCCTCCTGATGAGTCGCTGAAAATTGCGACGAAACACCCTTCGGGGTGTCGAGGGTAAAACAAGCAGGAACCTCACGATAGTGGTCAGTGACCATTGGCCACTGATCAGAAATCGGATGAACGTTGACAAGTGAATGATTCGAGCAAAGAACGAAACAGCCGGCGGGTGCTGATTCAAACCCGCCAGAAAACGAGGAATATGAATTTGAAAGAAATCCGCCTCGCAAGAGGCATGACACAACAACAGTTGGCGGATGCATCAGGAATTGATCAATCTCAAATAGCCAGATATGAATCCGGTGAAAGAAAACCGAGCTTTGACATCATCAAAAAGCTGTGCGAAGTGCTGCACTGCACGCCCAACGAACTGATGGGCGTGACGGTGAAGGAGTCGGCGTGAAGCGGAAGCGCAAGCCTGCGTACCTGAAGATCATCGAAGGGATGCAGGCCTGCTACTACAACGAAGAGCGGGACTGTTCCCGCTGTCCGTACGATAAATACAACGACCGGGATTTCTACCAGATCAGCACGGCCTACTGCATGGAAAAGCTGAACGATGACGCCAGAAAGTGGGCGGAGTCGATGCAGATGTTCACCAACTGCTGCGACTGCTGCATGTGGAAAGACGGCAACACCGACGAATACATCCACGAAGCAGAAAAAGAAGGGAAGTCAGGCTGGTGCGGAATCTGGCGGACAACCTTCAGCCCGGATGAATATTGTTCGAGAGGAGGGATGAAGGGCTGATGACGAAGGAAGAATTGGAAGCGAAGCTTCAGGCGAAGCTGGACGCCGGAGAGATCACCCCGGAGGAGGCTGAGGCTGAGTGGCAGGAGTTCATGCACCGGAATGAGGTGTGGCAGGAATGGTAAAGGAGAAACAATGTTTGATATTGAAAATTTCCTGACGTCAACGGAAATTGACGTCAATGCGACGGAGATCCGGTTCAAAGACAACCGGACCGGTGATGTGATGACCCGGACAGTCTATCGGCCGGGCAAGCGCGTCAGCTTCAACACGCTGGCGAAGGAGCTGCAGACCTACGGTTACACGCTTCTGTGGGTGAGCGATGCCCCGGGTGACCTTCCCGGCAGGCTGAACTGGAGCGAGCTGTTCGGTTACTTCCTGCAGCATGAAGGAGCGGAACAATGAAGAATGAAGAAAACGAAATCGGGATGCTCATCCTGGTCATGGCTCCGATAATTGCCGGATTTTTCTTTCTGATGGAAAGGATGCTGTGATGGAAGAATTTCACGTTGAATTTCGACATGTCGAACCTGATATTGTGCCGATTGATTTTGAGGGTGTGCATCTGATCCTCACCGGCATAAAGGCATTTTTCTACAAGTTTCTCAGCTACGGATACAGTGAAGAATACGTTCAAGAGCTGTTGTATCCGTATCTGCTGGACGAAAAAATGAAAGCGGCGGATGTCGCCAAACAAAACGCCGCTTCATCCCAGGAATGGGAATCTAAACACAAGGAGATTATAGCATGAAACAATCAAAAAGTAAACAAAAACCCCTGTGCACCATGTGGTATATGGGACGTGACCGGGTGGAAGTCCTCCACTACGGCATTGTCTACGGAAAAACCTACGCGGATATCCGCTTTCAGGACGGCCGAAAGCACACCGTCCCTGCGGATGAGCTTTACAACCACCAGTGTGAGGCGGTGAGGGAATAGGCAATAGGCAATAGGCAATAGGCAATAGATGCTGTTGACCGGTGATGAATCACTATTGGCCTAAAAGAAAGGAGTAACGGATGGCGTTGAATATTAGTTCCGGGAAAATCTCCCGGGCAGTGAAAACGGTCATCTACGGGCCGGAGGGAATCGGGAAGTCGACACTGGCTGCCCAGTTCCCGAACCCGCTATTTCTTGACATGGAAGGCGGGACGGCTCAGCTGGATGTGCGGCGAATCGAAAAACCGAAGAGCTGGCCGGAGCTGATCGCGACGGTTGAAGAAGTGGCGAAAACGCCGGGAATCTGCGGGACGCTGATCCTGGACACGGCAGACTGGACGGAAGGAATGTTGATCAGCCACATCTGTGAGGTCTACAGACAGAAATCTATTGAATCTTTCGGATACGGAAAGGGTTACACGTATCTGGGTGAGGAATGGGGGAAGCTGATGGATGCTTTCACCCGGGTGATCGAATCCGGCAAGAATGTAACGATCATTGCCCACGCAAAGCAGCGGAAAGTTGAACTGCCGGACCAGGCGGGAAGTTTCGACCACTGGGAAATGAAACTCAGCAAACAGGTTGCGCCGCTGCTGAAGGAATGGAGTGATTTGCTGCTGTTCCTGAATTACAAGACGTACGTGGTGACGACGGACACGAATACGCGGAAGGCGCAGGGCGGGAAGCGGGTGATGTATACCAGCCACAATCCGGTCTGGGACGCGAAGAACCGCCATGGTCTGCCTGAGGAAGTGGAGATGAGCTTTAAGCCGATCGCGCACATCTTTGAGGGGCCGGTGTCCAGTGGCCAGGGGCGAGTGTCCAACCCGCTGGAACGTTTGGAAGCTATGATGGCGGAGGCGGGGATTGAGGATTATCAATTGCGAAAGGTGGTGGCGGCGAAGGGGCATTACCCTTTCGAGACACCGTTGAGCGATTACTCCGAGAGAATCATCAATGGTTTCTGCATCAAGTATTTTGACAAAATTGTCGAACAAATCAGAGGAGATGAAGCATGAGTGAATACACCAATACCCAGCCACAGGAAATGGAATGGGATGACGTTATCGAAAACGATGGTCAGGAGTTTATCATCCTGCCGGAAGGCGACTATGTTTACACAGTCGTCGGTTTTGAACGAGGCTGGCAGAACAGTACAGCGAAGATCCCGAAAGGCTGCAACAAGGCGATCCTGACACTGGAGATCCAGACCGCGGATGGTCCGGCACGGGTGATGACGAACCTGCTGCTGATCCGCAGCGTTGAATTCAAAATCAGCGCATTCTTCCGCTCCATCGGGCTGAAACAGCACGGGGAACGGCTGGTGATGAACTGGAACAAGGTCATCGGTGCAAAGGGTATGGCGCACATCAAGCCGCGGAAATACACCGGGAATGACGGTCAGGAACGGACGGCGAATGACGTTGACCGCTGGATCGATTACGACGCGGCACGGATGAGCAGTATTGCGCAGTCCCCGGAGCTTTTCAACAATGACGATGATATTCCGTTCTGACAGGCAATAGGCAATAGGAGATAGGCAATAGGGGTTTGAGGTTGGGGACTTGAGGCTGGTGATTAGTCACTATTGCCTATTGCCAAATGCCTATTGCCTAATTTGAAAGGTGAAACATGAATCTGAGACCTTATCAGGAAGCGGCGAAGGAAGCGGTTCTCGGTGAGTGGACGAAAGGCCACCGAAAGACGGTAGCGGTCCTGCCGACGGGTACGGGAAAAACGATCCTCTTCGCTTCCATCATTGAACATCAGGTCAGGCAGGGAGGCAGGGCACTGATCCTTGCTCACCGGGGTGAACTGCTGGAACAGGCAGCTGACAAACTGCGGAAAAGCACGGGGATCGAATCCGCGCTGGAAAAGGCGGAGAGCACGTCCCTGGGCAGCATGTTCCCGGTGACAGTAGGCTCCGTGCAGTCGATGATGCAGCCGAAACGGCTTGCTCAGTTCCCGCCGGATTATTACAGCGATATCGTCATCGATGAGGCACATCATGTGCTTTCCGACAGCTACCAGCGGGTTTTGGAGCACTTCCCGACCGCAAACATCGTCGGGGTGACGGCTACGCCTGACCGGGGAGATAAGCGAAACCTCGGTCAGTTCTTTGACAGTCAGGCGTATGAATATTCAATGCGGCAGGCCATCAAGGATGGTTATCTGGTGCCGATCAAGGCGCAGATGATCCCGCTGGAAGTGAACATCCAAAGCGTGAGCGTTTCCAACGGTGATTATGCCCTGGGCGACATCGGTGAGGCTTTGGACCCGTATCTGGAACAGATCGCACACGAGATGAAGCATTACTGCGCAGGGCGAAAGACGGTGGTTTTCCTGCCGTTGATCGCAACAAGCCAGAAGTTCTGCCGGATGCTGCTGGACGAGGGCATGAAGGCCTGTGAAGTGAACGGATACAGCACTGACCGGGCGGAGATCCTTGCGGACTTTGAAGCGGGAAAATATGACGTGCTGTGCAATTCGATGCTGCTGACGGAAGGCTGGGACTGCCCGGCGGTAGACTGTGTGGTGGTGCTGAGGCCGACAAAGGTGCGGGCGCTTTACCAGCAGATGGTCGGCCGTGGGATGCGGCTGAGCCCCGGAAAAGAAGACCTGCTGATCCTGGACTTTTTGTGGATGACGGAACGGCATGACCTGTGCCGGCCGTCCTCGCTCATCGCGAAATCGGAAGAAATCGCGGCAAAAATGGACGAAAAGCTGAAGGAAGACGATCAACAGCATGACCTGCTGGAAGAAGAGCAGGAAGCGGAGCAGGATGTTGTCCGGCAGCGGGAAGAAGCGCTGGCGGCTCAGCTTCAGCAGATGCGGAGCCGGACAGGCAAACTGGTCGACCCGATGCAGTTTGCCTTTTCCATTGCGGCAGAAGACCTGGTGAATTATGAACCGACCACTGTATGGGAAATGGGCCCGGCAAGCGAAAAGCAGTTAGCTTATCTGGAAAAAATGGGGATCGACCGGGCGTATGTTCCAAACATGGGAATGGCCAGTCTTTACATCGACCGGCTGATCAGCCGGCGGAATGAGGGGCTTTCCACACCGAAGCAGATCCGCTATCTGGAAAAGCGGGGATTCAAACATGTGGGCACGTGGAGCTTTACGGAAGCCAGCAACATGATGAGCCTCCTCGCAAAGAATAACTGGAGTGTGCCTTACGGGATCATTCCGGAAATGTATGTGCCAGCAGGAGCGTAGCTTATGGAAGACGACAAATTACTTCTTTCATCTCTCCAGTTTCTTCATGTCGCTGACATGAGCCGCGCTGACTGGATCGCGGTGGGGATGGCCCTGAAAGATAAGGGCTATCCCTGCTCGGTCTGGGATGAATGGAGCCGGGACGACAAAC